TAACTTCGATCACTGAGCCCCAGTGGACTCCTATCCTAGTATTGAGCTTAACCTTTTCAGGGATAGTAGCTTGATAGTGCAGAGCAAAGTTAACCGCGTCGATGGGCTTGTCAAAGCTCAACATGAATCCGTCTGACCGGTCTATCTCTCGACCGTCGAACTTATAGAGGAGTGAGCGCGCTAGTCTATCATGATATTGCAACCACACAGCGGCAGTCTTAGCACCAACGCGCTGAACAAACGCTGTAGAGCCTATGAGGTCAAGAAGCACGATGCAGAGTTGACGTTCTTTGAGGTCTACCATGATTGTCCTGTGGTGGAGAGTGGTGTAGTCTGTTGAAGCTCTCCTCAGTATATATTCACCTTACGGCCTAAACTAAACAGCTGAGGAGAGCACCTTCTAAAACTTGGAGCCTTTACCGCCTACCTTCACACGCCTATCAGTGGGCGCTCTGGCTGTGTATTGTCTGTGATCAACCAAAGTATCTGACCAGTTCCATGTGATGCAGTCATAACGGAGCGCGTCAAGTGGATCCTCGCGGCCATCTTTCTTAGGCTGCTCTTTATTATCCCAACCATAAGAGTAGATCGCCTTCCTGATGCTGTTACCTGTGGGGCGCTCGCCAGCATCCCACACCTCACGAGTGATCACGTATTGACCTCTTGAGAATGCTCGCTTAAGTCTCTGGATGCCGTTGAGCACATCAGTTCTGATGGGGTCTGTGTTAGATCTTAAGGGCATACCTAGGCCGATGGGTGGCGCTGACCTCATGGCCTTGAATGCTGATCTGCCTGTCTGGTCATTGCGCGCTCTACCTGCCTTGTCTGCGACGCCATAATCTAACCAGATGCGATCACCTGGCGCTGAGCTCCTGAGAGATCGAGGCCACGCTATGAGGAGGATGAGCCGCGCCAGCTCATCAACGGTGACCTCTGCTGGGTTAAGCTCAGCACAGATCACATCAACCCCCAGGTCATCATCATGAGCGATGATCAACACGCTAGGTTTTCTGAATCCCCAGTCTATAGCAATGCGCCCTGACATGCTCGGTTTATACTCCCAACCATTTATGACGTGGAGTTCTTCATTAAACTCAGAGTAGATGAGCCCGCTAGGTGGTCGCGGCTTGTTCATCACCATAGCCTCACGCTCAGCCTCTGGTAGTAGCTTGGTGGCCTCAAACCAATCAGCGCTGAGGTTAGCCTCATTTACATAGGAGGTGTACAGCATAGGAGCACAGCCCGCGCTCTCAGCCATCTCCACCCACCATGCACCGCTGACAGGTAAGCCCACGAGGATCATGATGGGAGATGGGCCAGCTCTGAGACGGCCCAACGCTTTATGCGCTACCTCACTGGATAAGGTCTGACACTCATCTATAAGGCACACACCAGAGGTCACATTCAGACCCTCAAGCGGGTTGTGTGTCGCGTCTCGCGTGCCTGGTCTATAGTAAGACCTACACCACACCGTTGAGCCTGTCTGAGAGTCTGCCCATTGGCGCAAGGTGTGGTTGTAGGTCCATCCCAACGGAGACAACCATTTCTCCATCTCAGGGAGTAGAACACTGTTATAACGTGGGTTCGTATCTGTGACAAGTAGGGAGCTCCTACCAGCGCGCCACTTACTCACGAAGAGCAAGCTAAATACAAGCGCTGAGGTCTTACCAGATCCCCATCCACATCGAGCCGATATAATCCGGTCCTCTCTGCGTATAGCGCCTAGGATATCCTGTTGTAGAGGGTTGAGTTCAATCGACAAAGATTAGACCCTCTGATGTGGCTGAGTATTTCGTGTGACGCTCTTGTCCCAAAACATCAACCTGTATCACGTTTACAATCACGCCTTGATCAACATCAAGGCTGTCATAATAGCAGACTGTCCAATCATCAGACCGGTCCTCTTCGCACACCTTATGATAGAGACCCTCGACTTTATAATATGTGCGCTCGCGAGATGGCTCCACAGACCATGACCTCTTAAGCTTAACTCTCACCTTCATCATCGCTGGCCTCCTCTTCTGTGTGGGTTAACCCTCGAGCATAGGCCGCATTGGACTGCTCGACCATAGCCGCGAACATCTCATCAGACTGTTGATGGGGATTGTTGACGTTGAGTTCTACTTCTCGCTTGGCTCCCCATCTTTGAGGGAAACGACGCTCTAGAATCCACGCCCAGCCGCGCCAGTCCTCCTTCAGCTCTGAGGCTCTCTTGATCTTATCGAGAATCACAGCCTCACTAAATGTGATGGCCGCGTTTACCTCTTTAGTCCACTCTCCACCTTCACCGCTCTTCTTTAGCCACTCATAGAACGTGGACTTACTAATATTAGATTGAGCGCACGCGGCCTCAATGGTCATCCCTTCTCTGAGGTTAGATAAGAGCTGGTCACGCTGCTCTCTAGTCTTTCGTCTTTTGCCCATGTCTATACTTCCTATTTGCAGCGCGCTGATAGGCTAAGCGCTCATCACGTTGCTCTGGTGTCTCAGCAGCTCGACGCCGCCTGGCATACTCACGCTGATATGCTAGACGCTTCTCTCTCTGCTCTGGCGTCTCAGCCTCGCGTCTCATCCTCGCGATGTGTGCGTCGATGCTCATGGTCTCTCCATTGTCTATGCGCCTCTCTCAGTGTGCGCTCCACATTATCATAGAGATCTTTGGCCTCTCTGCAAAGTGGGTCACTCTCAGCGATGATCAATAGACGCTTGAGCTCCTCGAGGATCTGGATTGCATCGCGTGTGCGCGTGCGCGTCTGTGGGTGCGGTCTGTGTGATTTACTCATTGATCATCCCCGTCAGTTCTCCATGTGCCATGCCTCTCCATCTCTTCTGAGAAGTAACAAACATCAGGAGATACAAGGCTGTAGACCATCTCTCCACTGCTCGTCTCTTTGCCTTGAATGTGGCAAAGTTGATGGTCAAGGAGAGCGGCGCGTTTAGGATCAGTAAGCTTAGACCACTTAAGCCAGTTAATGGTGATAATAAACTTATATTGATTATCACATAGCGCTAAAAGAGTGCTATTGGCCTTGATGGTCTTTGCAGGCCGGCCTGATTGACTCCCATCTTTAAATGTTATCGCGATGTGGCCTAGCAAGTCTGCCAGATGAGGGTGATGCATACTGATTATATTACACAGCATATTGAGTTCATCACCTTCTGATTTCCATTCACTCATACTTATCCTTCCTTTTTTATTCATGGCTCGTATGATCCTAGCCGCTGCTTATGGTTGGCTGGCCCCAAAAGAGACAATGAGCGCAACTGTGGTGGGGCTTGTTGATGCCTGTTATGCATCCCAGTGCACAAAGATATGTGTGTATAACCGCTATGGCTCTTTGATCCTTTAAAATCCTTTAATGCATAGGTCACCTTGCTCTCTTTTTTTAAGCTTGGCTTGACCCTCTCAACGCATACATCAGGATCTGAGAGCCACTTAACACACTTCCTATTATAGTCTGACCCCTCAGACTGTAGCTCCCAATTTATATCCTCCATTGAGATCCATTTTCTCAGCTCACCATTTATCGCTCGAGTTGTACCTATACCTGCACCATAAGCATTAACTTCCTCACGATGTGGAATGCTCTGAGCTGGAGGCTCTATAAACTGGAATACAGGTGGCGCGCCATCCAATCCTAGGCGCTCATTATGTATGTCAGTCTGAGGATTAGATACGGTCGTTGTAGATTTTAAATTGATCTGCCTCCTTGTCGTGTAACTCTCTTTAGGGCTCTTTAGAGAGTCTATAGCTCTTTGCAGTGTTTTACTTCCGCGTTTTCGGTCACTCATATCTCTAGACCTATGTCCTTAAACAAAAAACAAACAGGATCCAAGGAGCTTGAATCAATGCATTTCTTGAATCATGGTTTTCTTGTTTTTTAGTGTCTTGTTCTTTAGTGTCTTGAGGTCACTCACCAGCCCACAATGTGAGTCAACTAGGTTACTGAGAAGATTAATAAGACTTTGAACTGTTTCCTCAAGATACTTGATTCTCTCTTGGTCTGTGCCTTGGTCTGTGCCTTGGCATGTGCCTTGACTATCTTCAGCGAGTTCCTCAGTAGTGCTGATTGAGACGAGCTCTTCAGCTTTGCGAATCCAATACTTTATGGTGTTTGGGCTTGGCTGGTTAAAACTCCTGTTCAAAAATTGATGCTCACTACACTGAGCGATAATATCAGATGTGGTTAACCCTGCCCTATGCCATGATAGTATTAGCTTTAAGTTGTGCTCTCGATTTGGAGACTGAATCACACGCTCACCGTTTGCGCGAGTATGGGCGAAAAGATCTTCAACTGGATCCTGCTCTGGATCTGATTGGCTCTCAATTGTCCTGCCATGAATCCAGTCATGGATGGTAGTTTTGCCCGGCAGTGTACCATGCTTACTCTTAATGCCGTTAGACGCGCACTTTGCAATAATCTCAGCTATCGATAGCCCTTGGCTGTGCCAGTGTCTTATAGCCGCATATTTAAGTTCACTCATTATATCTCTCTCTCATCCCCATCATGGGGTTTACATTATTTAACAGGAGCGCCCCAGCTCGGTGAGGGTGTTGTCACTCCATACTGATAGTGTTGTGGTTGCTGTGGCTTGCTGCGTACTTGCACACCATCACGCTCATCACTGTCTAAGATGCGCCAAGTATAGCAGCGTATCTCCCAAAACTTCTTTCCGTCGTTTCCCTCATAGCTGGTCAGCTTCCCCTCGACATAACAGCGTCGACCCTTGCGGCATTTGGTTACAGCGCGCTCACCTTGTGGACCCCAGATTTTAATCGTGTGCCACTCGGTCGAGGTCTGTAGTTGACCTTGGCTGTCTGTGTAACGCTCGTTAGTAGCCAGTGTAAACTTGCAAAACTTAGAGCCGCTCTGAGTGGTCAGGAGCTCAGCATCTTTGCCAATGTTACCGATGAGCAAAATCTTATTGATCATCATCATCTCTCTTCATGTGTTGGTTTATGACTCTCGTGAACTTGTCTTTGACTTATTCTTGCGGGGGCCACGTTTCTTGCCTTTATCAGATCTTGTTTTTCTTTTCTTAAGTGACTTGATGTCTCTCATGGTGAGTTTTTTACCAAAGATGATCTCTCGAGCAATCCAAGCGCGTGTCCTATCCAGCTCATCAGCCAGCGCTGTGAGTCTCTCGAGCTCACTCTCTGTACATCTGAATGTGACGATACAAGACTTTTGCATGTGACTCCTAAAAGATCCCTCACCTACACGCCACATCGGCTTAAGCCTAAGTTACCCCCCTTCAGGTGTTTGGCAGACCGCGAAGAAGTAACTTAGGCTCTCTGGAGCAATGATGTAGCGTGCAAGCGAGGTCACCTAACAACCTTACTTCCCCCTCGATTTAAATGCTCAGCTCGTAAAACATGCGTTTAAAACTTTATGAGGGGATCAGCAGAGACAGTAAAGCAGGGGCTATAGATGATGTCAACACTTTTGTATACTTTGTCTACAGCCCCCACGCGCTTAGATCTACATTATCTATGCGCCGATCTCTCCCAACCATCTCACAGGGCGTGAACATACCCAAGACTCGAGACCTAAAAGCAGGGTTACCATGAAACATGTCAAACATCTGCTGAGGGTAGACGTTAGTCGTCATGATCACAGCCAGCTCACCTGCTCTCCACTTGCGCTGAATCTCTTCTATGAGCTCGACAGTCTGCTTGATCCACCAACCCTGCTTATGAGCGCTCCCACCGATACCGCAAAACTCATCAAGCAGAAGAAGGTCAACATTATCAAGCCAAGTCTCGAGCGGGTTGCGCTTATGTCTGTCACCCCACGAGCTTTGAACTTGGCTCATGAGCTGAGTGTGTGAAGTGTATTTGACGCGCCATCTCTTCTCACATGCTTCTCTAGCTATGGCGTAAAGTATCGAGGTCTTGCCGTTCCCAGGAGGACCATACACGAGCGCCGCTGGTGGACTCCCTTCATGTTCTCTGTTGAGGTATTTGATGACATCGCCGATGACCTCGAGCTGACGTGGTGAGTCTGGCTCATAGCTGTCTAGGTGCATCCCCTCAGCATCACAAGGAAGCTCTAGCTTGTTCAATGCCTTCATCCATCTGCGTGGAACTTCGCAACGGTGACACATTCTAGATATTGGAGCTGATGAGGGTGATGGTCTAGTGATGATCCACCCAGCTTGACAACCTCCACAGTGAGGGATGGTCTTGCATGTGAGTGTAGCCACACCCTTGATGAGCATGTTCTCTTTCTCGAGGTTGCGCGCGGTGAGGTGGCTGTGATCCTCAAATGCGGGTTGCTCTTGAGGCTTGTACTCTTTCTGACCTCTTCTCTT